CGATCTGGCGCGGCATCTATCCGTCGATCGCCAACCCGCTCAAGCGCGAGCTGAAGGTGCGGGTGCTGAGCACGCCGAACGGGCAGCAGAACAAGTTTTACGAGCTGTGGAGCGACACCGATGGCGCTTGGAAGAAGCATCTCACGACGATCCAGAAGGCGAAGGCAGACGGCTTGCCGGTGAACCTCGAGGACCTGCGCAAGCAGGCCGGCGACGTGGACACCTGGCGGCAGGAGTTCGAGTGCGAATTCATCGACACGGCGCGGGCGGCGTTTCCTTACGAGATGCTGGCGGCCTGCGAGTCGTCGGAAGCGTCGATGCAATGGGGTTTCAATGCGGCTGCAGAGGGATCGCTTTTCGTGGGAATCGACGTCGGCTCGATCCATGACCCCACCGTCGGTCTGACGCTGGAGAAGCGGGGCGAGCTGCTCATCGTGCGTGACATCGTGCGCGTGCAGGGCCTTGCCCTGAGCGATCAGGACGCCATCCTTGATCCGCTGGTGGAACGCGCGGCCGGCGTGAGCGTCGATGCGAGCGGCATCGGTCTGGATCTGGCGCAGCGTTTGCAGCGGCGGCATGGCGGCAAGGTCGTGGCGCAGGCGATCACGGCCAAGTGGAAGCGGCAGGCGTTCTCGCATGCGCAGCGGATGCTGGCCGACAAGTCGCTGCTCATTCCGGCGAGTCGTGACTTTCGCGAGGACTTGCATGCTTACCAGGTGTTCGGCGCCGGCGAGACGGCGACTTACCGGGCGCCCAGGACGGAGGAGGGTCACTCGGACATGGCCAGCGCGCTCGTGCACGCGCTCGATGCGGCCAAGCAGGCGGTGGCCAACTACGGAGCGGTGCTGATATGAACCTGTGGCAAAAAGCGCTCAATGTCGTGCGGCGTTCGGTGACTCCGCAGGAGTTCATGATCGGGGCGGACCTCGAGGGCGGCTCGCTGTCGCGTTTTGTCCGTCCTTACGCGCAAAGCGTTTGGGTGCGCTCGGCGCTCAATATGGTGACGCAGCCGATCAAATCGGTGCCGCTGAAATTCTACGCGGGCGATATGGAGTTCGAAGATCCGGCCCTCAAAGCGTTCTGGGCTCGGCCGGCAGTTGGGATGACTTACGAGGAGTTCGTCGATGCGACGTGCGGGTGGTTCAAGTTGGCCGGAGAGTTCTTTTGGGTGCTGGATGATTCCTGGCTGGTGCGCGGTGGGATCAAGTCACGGTTGGTGATCGCTCGGCCGGATCAAATGCGCGAGGTCATCGAGGGTGGTGAATTGATCGGCTGGGAATACCGCGACTCGGCGCACCGCCGGCATGCGCTGATCCCTGAACAGGTGGTGCACTTGAAGCAGTGGAACCCTTACAACGCCCACCGTGGCCTGGGGGAACTTGAAGCAGCTCTTCTGGCCAGCGAGACGGACTACATGGCCGGCCGCTATGCGCGGGACAGCTACGCGAACATGGGCGAGCAGGGCGATTACGTCATGGCCAAGGGCGTTCAGCCTTCGGCGGAGCAGCAGGCGCAGGTGACGGCGGCCCTGCGGGCCAAGCGTGCGGCCAAGCTGCGCGGAGATTTTCGGCCGGTGATCCTCACGGGAGACTTCGAGGTCAAGAGCCCGGCGATCACGGGGCCGGATGCGGCGATGGTCGCCAATAGGCTGCAGTCGCGGCATGAAGTTTTCATCGCGTTCGGTGTGCCGGCGTCGATGGCCGACGTGGCGGCGAGCTATTCCATCGGCAGCGCCAGCGACTACTTCCGGTTGATTCATCAGACGTGCATTCCGCTGGCGGCGAGCATGGCCGGAGCGATGGATCGTTTGCTCAGGATCCAGACCGGCGCGGATGTCGAGGCCTTCTACGATTGGGATGAGCATCCGACGATGCAGGCCGTGCGCAACGAGCGCATCGAAGCGGCCGTTAAACTCTGGGGAACGGGCATGCCGATGAGGGAGGTCAACTCCTACCTGGAGATGGGCCTGCCGGAGTTTACCGGATGGGATCAGGGTTATCTTCCCTTCTCGCTGCAGCCGGCGGGCCAGCCATTGCCGGAACCGTCGCCGGAGCCCGGTTCGCTCGATGACGAGGACGGGCTGAATGACGAAGTGTCGCTCATGGTGCGCGCGCTGAAGGCGTGCCCGGCGCATAGCGCCCCGGCGGTCGAGGCCGGTGAAAAATCGAAAGCGGAAGACCGCTGGCAGGCGCACTGGCGCTCACGCCAGGAAACGATCAAGACGTATGCCTCGAAGTTCAACAAGCAGCTGATGCTGGCCCGCTCGCAGGTGCTGGCCAATGTGGAGCGCCTGCTCGAGACGGCGGGCTTCACCTTGCTGCCCAAAGCGGCGGCCATGGATCTGAATTTTGACCTCGAGGAGTGGCAGGACGGGTTGATCGTCGAATTCGACAAAGCCGGCCGCACGGCGCTGAACAAAGCCGGCCGCCAGGCCAAGGCGGAGATCGGGCTCGAGGATGATGCCTGGACGATGCCGCCGCCCAAGGCGGTGAGCTTCCTGCAGGGCCGCCAAAATTTCCTCCGCGACATTGCCGACGCCATCCACCAGCAGATCGAGGAGCAGCTCATCGAAGGGATTAACGGCGGCGAGACGATGCAGGAGCTGGCCGATCGCGTGCGCGGCACGTTCAACGGCATCTCGCGCGAGCGCGCCATGCGCATCGCCATGACCGAGACGGCGGCGGCCTACGGGGCAGCGCGCCAGGAAGCGCTCGAACAAAGCGGCATCGAGTGGAAGCAATGGCTGACCAGCGGCAACGACAACGTGCGCCCTTCGCACCAACTGGCCAACGGCCAGCGGCGCCGGATCAACGAACCTTTCACCGTCGGCGGGGCCTCGCTGATGCACCCGAGCGACGGATCTCTCGGGGCGCCTCCCGAGGAGGTCATCAACTGCCACTGCGTTTCCATCGCGGCCGAGGAGGGCCCGAAGCCATGAAATCGCCCGCACAAGCCTTTTGCGGACCTCGTCCGCCATCTGGACCCCATCCGGCGGCAAAACGCGCACACGCGCGATTTGCAGCGGGTTTGCAGTGGGTCCGCCAAACCGCCTCACAACCCGAATCAACGCTATGAGCACCAAAAACCGCCAAACTCGCCAAATTCATCCCGAAATCCGGGTCTTGGACGCGGCCGCCGGCCTCGTCGAATACGTGGCCAGCGACGAAACCCTCGACCACTACCGGGAAATCATCCGCGCCGACGGCTGGCGCTTCAATTACTTCCAGAAGAACGCGCCGTTCGTTGATTCGCATGACTACGGCACGATCGACAAGCTGCTCGGCACGGTCGTGGACTTCCGCGTCGAAGGCCGCCGCCTGATCGAGACGGTCAAGTGGGCACACGACGTCGAGGAGAACCGGCTGGCGCGCATCGGCTTTGCCATGACGCAGGCCGGGCACCTCAAGGCGGTCTCCGTGGGCTTCATCCCGACCAAGTGGGTGGACAAGTGGACGAACAACGGCGCCGACCTCGGCAAAGTCGCCATGGAAATGGGACTGCCGGCGGACCAAGCGGCCGCCGTGCGCACCATCTTCCTCGAGCAGGAACAGATCGAGCTGAGCGCCTGCATCATCGGCGCCAACCCGGCGGCCTTGGCCCGCGCCTACAAGGCCGGCGTCCTGGCCGACGATGACCTCGACACGCTGAGCCGCGCGGCTTCGGCGCCGAAACTTTCCGCAGACAACGAAGAAACCGCACGCGAGGCCGACCAAGCCGCTGCCGCCGCGCGTGCAGAGGAGCAGCGGCAGGAGTGGCTGCGGAAGTTCGAGAAATCAATCAACGGAGAAATCTAAAGATGAAAAAACAACGACAGTTAGAATGGGCTGCAATCGCGATTCTCGCGGTGGTCGGCGTGATCTTGGCCTCGGCCGGGATCCAAAACCCTGAGCTTTTGCTCGGAGTCGGCATGGTTCTTCCCCTCGGCATGGGGCGGAAGTTCTTTGAGGCCGACAAAGGCGGATCTACTGGATTCCAGGAAACCGTCCTCAAGGGCGTCGAGAAGCTCCAGAAAGACAGCACCGACCTCGCGGCGAAAGTCGCCGAGATCGAGAAAAAGGGCGGAGACCTCGAGGGTCTGCGCAAGGAATTCAACGACCAGCGCGAAAGCCTGACGAGCTTGCAGAAAAGCATGCTCGCGGCTCGCAACGTCACCGGCCGCAAAGCCGGTGAAGTGAGCGACGACTGCGCCCGCTCGCTCGGCGCCATCGCCGCCGCGCGCGGCTTGGCCAAAGGCCTGATCACCGAAGGCGTGGACCGCATGAAAGGTCTCGTCGGCGAAGTGCTCGGCAAAGCGGCCTTGACCACGACCGACATCCCGCTGCCGACCGAGTTCGGCTCGGAGGTTGTCGAGTTGGTCAGCTCCTTCGGCAACGCGCGCCGCTACGGCACCGTGTTCCCGCTCGGCGCCGGCCAGGTCAAACTGCCGGCCCTCAAGACCGATCCGGCCTTCGGCCTGATCGCCCTGAGCGGTGCGGTGACGCAGAAGAGCCCGCAGATCGAGTTCGTGACCTTCAACGCCTCGAAGTGGGGCGGCTTGGTCATCGTTCCCAACGAGATCGATGAGGACAGCGTCGTCGCCATCGGCCAGTTCATCGCCCGCTACAGCGCGCGCCAGATGGCCAAGGTGGAAGACGTCGTGTTCTTCACGGCGGACGGCACCAGCACTTACGACAGCCTC